ACCTATCCCCCGCTCAGGCAATCATGGTTGCCGCCACCAATGGCAACTTCAATCTCGTAAACGATCCGGTTTACAAACAGTGCATCGCCGCCGCCCTGCGCGCTGCTGCTGATCAGGTGGTGCCGGATGGCCCAAAACCCAGTGCCAATTCAGACTTCCACCTAATGAATTGGACTAAATCTCTCGACCAGTATTACCAGCGCCAACAAACCCGCGCCGAGATCCTCGCCATCGCCGCCGAGCTGGATGGCACTACCCTCACTGAATCATGAGCAACATTTACCGCGCCCTATGCGCTGAGCTGGTCGCATTAGACGGCCACTGCGTTGTGGACTGCACCGAAGAGTGGGCCGATGCCATGTGCCGGCTTCGCGCCGCCCTAGCCCAGCCCGAGCCGGTGGCGCCAACGGATGAGGAGATTCACGATTGGGGTAGTCAGTGCGCCGATCTCACCCGGCGTGGCGCGGCTGATCATTACTGGGCGTTTGACCTGCAGAGTGATGATGTGGCCGGCGTAGTTCGCGCCGCCCTTGCCCGCTGGGGCACACCCACCAACCATCCGGTGCCGGCTCAGTTCCTAGCGGATAATAAAGTAGTCGTGGAAAAAGACGGTGACATGATAAGAGTACACGAAATGACAAGCATTTTGGCTAACATTGGCGAGATTGAATCGCTAGAGGCGCTAGCCTATTCGCTGTTGCATCATCCAAGATTTACAGTGAATCCCCGTTAATAATTTTTTGGCTGCATCACCACGCGCTGCCGATGCCCACACCCGCCAACAACACTAAAGAGGAGAACTAATGGCTAATTCAATTACACCACCGCCCGAGCCGGCTGAGCTGACGGATGAGAAGATTCTGAGCTTGGCTGACGACTGCGGCTTTGAGGCGCAGGAGATCACAAACTGGGACGGGAAAAGTAGAACTGTTGATCACGGTTGGGAATGCACAGACGCGCAGCTCCTGACCTTCGGCCGCGCCTTCCTCGCCCTCTACGCCTGCCCCGCCATCGAGCCGGTGCCGGTGAGCGAGCGGCCTTGGGAGCAAAAAGGCCATTGGCGTGATCTGGATGGGGAATGCTGGTGGTGCCCGCCCGATGGTCCGTGCTACTGGAGCATGGTCAATCCGGCAATGGTATATGGCGGCTGGCTGCTCCCCGCTGATGCAATCCCGCACCCCGACTTTGACCCCGCCTACGCCCGCCCCACCCCATAACGCCACGCGCTAAGGTGGGGATACATCAGCAGGCCGTGCGCGCCACTGATGTATCCCCAGCTTTTTTACAATGTCTATTCCCTGCCTTGCCGCCTGGTTGGCGGCGTTAATTTTGCTGCCGATCGTCGTTCTGATCTGGGCCACTGAGAGCCGCCAGCAACGTGCCCGCAGATGGCGCCAAGCTGGGCTCACACAGCAGGCCATCGCTGATCGGTTGGGCTGCAGCCGCAGCACTGTGCGGAGGATGCTCTAGGTCAAACACTGAGCAATCTCTAGCGAATCGTGGACCTTCGATCTCGACATCAGGAAACCCCATGCTGCAGCCATCGCTCCAGAACTTGCACTGATGGCAGGTCGGATCACCTGCTTTAGGTGGTGACCTAAACCACGTAGGCAGCAGGTCTTTGTAGATCAATCCGCCGCGGATCTGCCTAATTAGCTCACGGCTGCAGCCATAGTGATCAGCTAGTGATTGATGGCTGTCGGTTGATTGGCGAATTGCCATTACTGCGGCGTCATCAATCAACCGATCAGCCTTTGACCCGCCATAGGAAACGTTGAAACGGTGCTGACATTCCTTGCACTCAAAACGTCGATACCGCCCGTATTTAGTCGCTCGCGATTGAATCACAAACGTTGCGCCGTCGCACTTCAGGCAGTGATGCATCACGGCGCGATCACTCCGTAGGACGGCTGGATCTGCACGTCACGCTCCTGCGCCGCAACGCAGGCAACCAGTCCCAGCAGGCAGAGCGTCACGCAGATCACGGTTCGGCGACGGGCAGCGGCCTGGGCAGCAAGCGCAGCACGCCGGCGTTGGCGCCGATAGACAGCCAGCGAAACCACAGGCTGATCACTGCAGGGATTCAAGGCTGATGATCTGGGCTTGCGAGAATTGAGCGTAGAAGGCGCGCCGGATTGACTCGGGGCTCCAGCTTGATGGTGCGATCCATTCCAAGGTTTGGAGTTCATCGTTCTTGTCGAAATAAGTGATTTCGTAGGCCATGGGTCAGGGTTTCTTAGTCGGTGCTGTTGTTGCAGCGCCAATGGCCATGTAGGCAGAGTGGCATGAATTGCACAGCTCAACGGTTAAACAATCATCAACGGGATAGCCCTCGTCCCATGCGTTATCTGCCACGGCTTCAGCTGTGACCTTCAACGCCTCAACCAGCCCGATCAGGAGCGGCATGAGGGGCTTATTGCGGGGTCCGCAGTCTGGCAGGGTGATCAGCTGCTCAACGTCGGATGGGATGGCCTGCCGTGCCGCCTGCAGGATCAGGTCAGACAGTGCTGCCAGAACTGACAGCTCCTGCGCGCGCTGGGCAGTAGCCGCCGCGTCGGCAGTTAGGTCGAAGAGGGTGGTCATTAGCGAGGCTCCACAACAAGGCGGAACCGGGACCCGTGCCGCAGCTGGCGCATGGTGGCTTCCATCCTCGCCACCCGCTGCTCTAGCGCGGCGATGCGGTCGGGCTCGGTGGTCTCAGGCTCAGCAGATGGCTTCCAGTAGCAGATGGCTTCCAGTAGCACATCCCCATCCCCATCCCCATCCGCCCTAGTCGGCAGCCGGTCTGTGATCCATTCGTCTGTCATGCGCTGGGGAATTGCGAACCCACCAACCCTAGCCTTTTGGTTCCGCATCTGCACCCCTATAGTGGGGCAGTCTTCAGGATCTGATTTTCGTGGCCGGCTCATGGTGGCTTGACACGATCGGCAGGATTCCCCTGCTGACGCCGGCTGAAGAGATTGAGCTAGGAACGCTGATCCAGAAAGGCCAGCAGCCGAACGCGACGCCACGGGAGAAACGAGCCGGCAGGCGCGCCCGTGATCGGTTTGTGCAGGCCAATCTGCGGCTGGCGGTGAATTATGTCACCAAGCGGTGTCACCGGCTTAGCAAGCTCCACGGCGGGGTTGAGGATCTGATACAGGCCGCCAATGAAGGGCTTATCAAAGGGGTGGAGCGGTTTGATCCGGCCAGGGGCTACAAGTTCAGCACTTATGGATATTGGTGGATTCGGCAGGCGGTCAATACGTTCGCCAACAGTCAACGCAGCATTGCCATTCCCGGCAGCCACAGCCAGCACCTAGGCCGGTTGGCTGAGATTGAGCGGCGCCTTGCTGGTGAGTTGAGCCGCCCTCCAACACCAGACGAAATTGCCGAAGCGTTGGGATGCAGCGTGGCGGTGCTTGAGCAGGTGATTGAGAACGGCAGGCCGATTGGCAGCCTGGATCAGGTCGTGAGCGATGATGGCCTAGAGCTGAGCGGATTGGTTGCCACCTACGACCGCAGCATTGAAGACGAGGAGGAACAGCGTGAACGCTGGCGACAGGCTGAGCAGTTACGCGGACTGATATCCCGGCTGCCGGCGTCGGATCAACGGCTGCTGTCATTGGCGTGGGGTCTTGATGGTGTGGAGCTCCCCCGCGCTGAGCTGGCCCAGCAGGAGGGGCTGTCAAAGCGGGCGCTGGAGTCAAAGCTGCAGCGACTGCAGGCGTCCCTGGCGGCGCACTCGGTGCAGCTGGTGTTGGTTGCGGTGTGCAGGGTGCAGCCATCACCGCGGCCGCGGCAGAAACGCAAGCGCCCCGGGTGTGTTGGTGAGCAGCTTAGGCTGGTGGTGGTGTGACTCTGCAGCCTGAGAGACCCCCACCAGACCCATGCCACACGCCTACGCCCGCCCCTACATCACTGTTGGCCTCAATGATGCCGGCGGCGTCTGCTGGCTGGTGGTTACAGCCGATCGCGTCATCACCTGCAGCTGCGGCAAAGAGGCCTTAGCTGAACTCAGGGCCGCCACCAATCCACCCAGCGATCCTGGCCGCACGGATTGAACAGTACCAGTCCTGCTGCTCGAACCACTCCCGCCAGTTATCGGACCCCTTGGCGCCGTTGCAAGGCCGGCACGCAGGCACCAGGTTTTCGCGCACTGTCAGCCCACCCTTGAGCCGCGGCAGAACATGGTCGAGGGTGTCGGCTGGGGCGGTGCAATAGGCACAGGCGTGATCCCACTCGGCAAAGATCGAGGCGCGGAATCTGGATTTACTGGAGCGCTTGGGCAGTAGTTCGGTCTCGTCGATCAGGTGATCGAAGGCCATTTAGTAATCCCACCGGACGCGCGGACGACCCGCACGAATACCGAGATGCACAAACCCCTTAGGCGCGCCATAGCCGAGCGAGTGCGGCCAGCTCTGATCACACCAGTCCTGCACTACCTGCACCGATACGCCTTCAATGAAGAAATCGACAGCGCCGACGCCGGGGGCGTCGTAGAGGTGCTCCGATCCCGAAGCGCCACCGACTGATCGGTTCACCGCTGGCGGCCTGTATCCGCTGGTGATCACCACCGGCTTGCCGCCAAACTGTGTTCTGCACCGCTCCAGAAATGCTGCTAGCTCGGCGGCGGTGTCCAGCTGGTGCTGATGATCGAATCGCCGAGCCTCCTGGAATAATGCAAACTCACCAATCCGAATGTGTGGCGTGAGTCGCGCGGCGAACGGACTGGCGAGGCTGAGCTTGGATGGCTGCTGCTGCGTTTCGATTGCAGCGCCCCCCGTAAATAACCGCACCTCAGCCGCGCGCCTGCGGGTCAGGCCGGCCAGGGGTTTGCCGTCTGCCTTATCCCACCTCGGCAGCTCTTCCCCGGCAACGGTGTTCGGGTTATCGCCCGCCAGCAGCCTGCGGCGGAGCGTTGAATCCTGCATTGCCCCAACGCCTACGTTGTAGGTCCAGCTCACCAGCGCCGCTTGCTGCTCAGGGCGAAGCGTGGCGACTCTGGGGATAGCGCGGACAATGGCGCTATGGAACCGTTGCGCATCGGCTGTCAGCTGCTCATCGGCCTGGGCCTGAGTGATCGTGTCGCCCTCGCGCACCACCTTGTTGTTGATCGTGGTGCTGCCCCATCCAATGGTCCAGACACCAGCAGGGCAGCGGTAGACGCTGAGGTGGCACCCCTCGAACTTGCGGATAATCTTGAGCGCTGGTGCCAGCCACGCATCAGGCCCCGCCGCCGCCGGACTCCCCGCCGCCCGCCACAGCTCAGTGAACGCCTGGCGTTGCTCATCGCTCAGGGACTGATCCAGTGCGGTTAATGCCGCCAGCTGATGCGGCGTTATGGTGCCAACCCTGGCGAGGTGCTCAGCTGCGGCGCGAACGGTGGCGTAGGTCATCGGTTGATGTTGCGGAGTGCGGCCTTGACGGGGTCGTACAGGCCCAGCACAGCGGCCACCTGGGTGGCGGTAGCGGTGTGGCCCAGCTTCTCCTCGATGGCCTCTGTGACGGCAGCCTGGACCTGCAGAGGCTTGGCCTTGTTCATCAGCATGTAAGGCACTGTCAGATCGAGCCGCTTAAAGATCGCGGGCAGCTCTTTCTGGAGCGCACGATCCACGGCCAGCTTGAGCAGGGCGTGGGCAATCTGCAGGGAGATGGTGCGGAAGATGGTTGTCATGGTTTTGTGGGTACAAGAAGGCCACCGATCCAGCCAGCGGCTGCACCAACGGCGGCGCTGATTGCGCTGGACTGGGCGTCACAGCTGGCTGGAGTGCGAATGCGGCAGCCGGCCAGGTCGATGCCGCTGATCACGATGCCCGTGGCCAGCAGCCCCACCAGGCAGCGGAGTAGATAGCTGCGCTCGGTTGATGTGGTCATTTCTGCCCCTCCAGCTTGCTAACGCGCTGCTCGACGCTGCCAATGCGGCCGAACATCTCCTTTCGCTCGTCTTTGATGTCGGTGTGGAGGATCTGTAGCTGTGTGGCTATGTTTTCAACCCCTGCGGTGAGCCGAATAACGGCCTCCCGCGCTTCATCGTTGCGCCGTGAAAACCCCATGCTGCCCATCGCAGCCCAGGTGATTGACGCTCCCGCTACTGCCGCGATGACCTCAATCACAACCCGAAGCAGCTCTACCCCTGCAGGCTATGGATCAGGCGCCTGTTGCAGCGCCCGCGGCCATGATCAGGTAGACCGGCGGAAGGGCTAGTTCGTCGTCGGCGGTGCCATCAGATCCCAGCTCTACGGTCATGGTCACGTATCCGCCTGATGCGTGGTCCTCTTCTGGCGGCGCAACGTATCGCCAGAGGGTGGTGTATGGCGCCACGTTGCCGCTGAAGGTATGCCCCAGCCAGATGATTGACGGCAGCTGGAAGCTCCTATAGCCGCCGCCCTGGCCCTGGTAGTGCTGGCGGATTAGATCGGCCTCTGCATCGGTCAGGTCGATGTAGCCAAGCGTTAGCCGGTAGTTTTCCGGCTCATCGCCATGCCTGAACCGCACAGTACCCGCGCTGACGCTGGGTACCTCCGTCAGCGGGAACTGCCCAAAGTCGTAGGCCCTGGCGGCAGGTTCCAGCGCAGGGAACGCGGCCATTAGTTCTGCAGCGTGATGGTGCTGGCTGCCACGGCGAATGTTCCGCCGCTGCTGCTGACGTCGCTGCCGAAGTCGTTGTAGGCCACCAGCTCATCAGCTGATGACGCGCCCCCTCTGGATTTGTAAATCACCAGCCCCCGTGCTGTGATTGTGGAAGACGCCCACGACACCGCGGCGAACTGTATCGTCACCCGATCGGTGGCGGTGTCTTTGGTGACGGTGCAAACGGTGGCAACCCCGCCAGCTGTGTAGCCGGTGCCGGTGACTTCATTGGTTACGTCGTCGCGCTTGTCATGCGTGTCCTTGTTTGGCGTGTAGGTGCTGGTGACCAGCATCGCTTTAAAGCTGTTGGTGTCAAAGTCGATATTCCCGCGCGCTACGTCGTCAATGCACGAGTTGAAGATGAGTGATGCCACGGGTCATATTGCATTTAAGTAAGGCTATGGAGGGCTTTTAAGTGAACAGGAACCGGAACCAGGCGTAGGTGGCGGAAACTGTGCCTGTTGGCTGGGTGCTGCCAGGTTCGCCATAAACGTAGGAAATAGAACCTATGGCAGGGTTAAAACTTAGTCCTGAATAGTCTAAATAAACACTTCGAGTTTGCGAGTTTGCCCTGGCCCCTGAAATCACGTATTGAACGCCGGCGGACAAGACAACAGGCGTAATTGAAACATCTACCCATTGATTCACAACGCTAGTAATATCCGCGGAAGCAATAACCGCCCCCGTGTTTACTCTGTGAATTATCACGCGCTCTTCAACTAAACTGTTAGGCATGTAAGCTCCAAGCGCTTGGCAAGTAATGTCAGAAGCGCCCACCGTAAACCTATAGCCAAATCTTAACGAGCCGCTTTGAGCATTTGACGCAGTAGCAAACAAATGGCTTGCCGTTGATACGCCGCTAGAGGCAGCACCAGCCGTGAATGACACCGCAACTGTCAGCGCAGCACCTGGGGCATTGATGAAGGATTCCGCAGCACCAGCTGCCAGCGATGCGCTAACCGTCAGATTGAACCCTGGCACCGACGCCCCGAGATCACCACTTACCGCACCAGTTGCTAGCGACACCGCAACGGTAAGCGCAGCACCTGGAGCCGATGCCCCCAGGTCACCACTGACCGCACCAGCTGTCAGCGATGCGGTTACCGTGAGGTCAAAGCCGTTGATGTTGGCTCCTTCAGGCGGCACCGTGGCCAGCTCAATGCTCACGTCATAACGTTGAGCGCATGGAATATCAACGACCTGCGGCGACTTGACGTAAATCCAGCTATAGCCAGCCGGCGTAAAATATGCCGGCGTGGTCATGCCACTGAGCAGGCTGTCGGGAATGGTGAAGCTGAGAAAGCGCCCCCGCTGGCCAACGTAGTGGCTGCGGATGCTAAGCATCTGCGATTCAGTGAGCCCTAGGAAAGTCAGCCGCAGCTGCTGATCGAGCAGCACGTTGCTAGTCCGCACACGACTCTGTAGCCCCTTAAGGGTTGGGATCTCAGAGTGAGGATGCCGCCCTGGTGTAAAGGTCCGACTTGATGGAGTAAGCGTGGGGAAGGTGGCCATGATCTACGCCGGCCTCCCTGTGGGTGTTGTGAAGAATCTTAGTTTGCACTGGTAGAAGGCGTTACGGTGCCAAGTGTATGCTTCGGTTGAGAAAACAAGCACCAAGGTATTGGTGGTCCCTGGCGCCAAAAGGTAGGGAGACTGCACGTTTTCCACCTGCAAAGGCGGAGACATAACGCACTCGTAAGCGGGTTCTGGTGCGTTGTTATTCGATGATGCTCGCCTAATCTGTTGCCCATTCAAGGATATGGTCATCACGTCAAAATCGGTGAAAAAAGCTATTACCGCGCCTGTCAGCTCCAGGCCCAAGAAAAGCCTCCGAGTCGTAGTAATCGTTGCCGTGGCCTGGCCGGTTTGCAAGTTTGAATTAGAAACGGGCACGGCACAAGGCTCGAATTCTGGTTCATATGGGCTATCCGGGCCGCCGTCTTGAATGTTAAACCTAATCGTTAATCCTCCTGGCTCAAGCTCCCAGCCGCCGGGGCCGTCAATCAGCCCGCTCTGCGTAGTCTCCCAGTTAATGCTTACGTCGGGGGCTAGCTCGTCCTTAGGATTCTCCTGATCATCTCCAAGCTCTTCCTCTTCGATCTCGCTGATCCCAATTCCATAATCAGGGAATGTTGCTTCCGTAAACGTCTCAGCCGGTACGCTGGTATCCGCTGAAGAGTTCACATCGCAGGTGATGCCGGTCAACCCAGTTGGCAGCAACAGGCCGGTGCCTGTGGCGGCGGCGACTTCTTGCGCTACCACGCTGGCGCGGTTGGCATCGACCGGGAAATGAGTTAGCTCTAAAAGCACCTCGCCTGATACTGATTTGCCGATCCTGTCCACCTCGTAGAGATAATCGTGAAGGCTGGCTGCTCCGGTAGATGCCACACGCTCCAATCGCACCCGCACCAGATCACCATTCGCCAGCGTTGGGTTAAACGCATCAGGCTTCACGCCTAGCTGCAGCCGGTGGGTGACGTGCTTGCGCTTGGAGATGATGTAGGTGCCCACCTTGACTGCGTGATTTTCAGTAGAGCAGAATCCGCTCAGGTCGTGCTGCTCATACGGTCCATCAACAGCAGTGCCGGTGTAACGCACCTCAGCAGTGCGCATCACGGGGATGCCTAGATCATCCTGCTGCCGCCACAGCACCGTGGCGCAGAATGGCTTACGGTCTGCCAGTGGCGTGTAGGTGATCTCATCGCTGTCTGGGATGATGTGCTCTTCGGTGAACGTGAACACCCAGCTCACTGCTGTGGTCTTGATGGTGCCGTCGTCGTCAGTTGGCACCAGTGGCTTAAGCGCTTCCTTGCCGCCGATTCGTGTTTGACGCAACAAGAAATACTTAAGCCTGTCGCTTATCCAATCGACTAAATTATTAGATTGTCTTTCCTCTCCGTTAAACCAAAACCCATTGACATCGGTAAATGTTGCTGCTGCTAGGAAGCTGTTTGCGGTGTCGATCATTGCCTCAGGCACTCTGGAGCTATTGCGCAACAGATACAGCAGCAGATCGGCCACGTTGTTACTGGGGCCGGTGACGCTATCGAGTAGCCGCGTGACATAGAGCCCGCCACGAATGAAGCAATGCACCTGGCGGTTCCACTGGTCAAATCCCGCCGGGATCGTGACCGAGAACGCCATCGTGCTTAGCCCGTCATACGTTCCGCCTGTTCCGCAATAGGTCGGCGCTTCTAGGTTTGGCGTGTTGTTGATGAAGTTACCTGCCACGAAGGTGCCAGCTCGCCGGTCGTAGGTCTGGGTGAAGCTCCCCACCCGGCAGCTGCGCTGGAATACATCGCGCACCTGGATCGAGTCAATCTGGCCCTCGCTCAGTACTAGGTGGTAACTGGCGGTGATGTTGCTTGATGCGTCGTCTTCAAACCTGGCCTCAGTTGCCGGCGGGCTGATCAACACGCCACCAGTGCCACCAGTGCGGCGGCAGAACACAATCGGGATCGGCTCACCGACGACTGCGCTGCGCTGTTTTACATCAAGTGGCGAAGCACCTGATGCGGCTGCTTCAACAAGTGGCGTATTGATTATTGCTGAACTGGATGCACCGGGCAGCACCCCAGAGGTTGACCTAACCCTTCGGGGAACTTGAGTGTAAGGGGTGTTTACAGCTGGCATGGCGCTCCTATTAGTTTTGTTGTGAACTTACGCGGCGGCACTTGCGCGCCAACTGGTGAGATGCTACTGCCAAGCTCCATTGTGATCTGAGTAAAGCTGCCCGACACTCCAACCACCTCGCCGAGGTAAGACGCGATCAGCGTCTGCCCAGCCTGCGGAGTGCTGTTGCCCAGGGTGGTGTCAAACTCGTATATCTGCAGCTCTGCCAGGCGGGCTTCGTTGAGCGCCTGCAGCACCACCTCCATCACGTTGGTGGTGGCTGGCAAGGTGACTGAAATTGAAGATTCCGATTGCACCTCACCAGCGGTGATGCCATCAGCATCAAATGGCTGATATGACCAGGCTGCGCTCTCCCAGGTAACGCTGGTGTTGACGTAGTAGGACTGCCACCGCTGGTAGGTGGTGTCACCAGAGAAGATGCGCAGGAACTGGGATTGACCGCGAGCCATTACCGCACCCCCGTGGCGTAGCGCCCTGCGGGTGTGCGCAGGCTGGCGTAGATGCCGTCGGCCGTGGCGCGTGCCACCTTCTCCAGGTCGGCCATGGTTGCCCACTGCTGGCCGCCCTGCTGCATCACAGGGCCAGTGGTGACATTGATCTGGGCATTGCCGCCGACGAAGCCGCCAGATGCACTGCCGCCGCCCACGAAGCCGCCATTGGCGAAGGCGGGAATTGCAGCACCACCGCGAGCGCCGTTGAGGTAGTTCATGGCGAAGGCTGCGGCTTTGCGCTCAGGCACGATGTACTCAGGGCCAGCCTCACCAACTACGGCAAGCGTTCCCTGGCCGACGTAGCCACCCTGCGCAAACTGGGGAACTTTCAGCGTTGGCAGGGTGGGCAGTTGGGGCCCGCTTACCTTGGCTGATAGTGCGTTAGCGCGATTGATTAAAGAATTGATATTGTTAATTGCTTGATTTACGGAGTTAAATACACCGCGCAGTACGCCATTCATTACACCCTTGATAGCGGCAGTCATTCCTACAAAGACAGATCGAACCGCCGTTGCTGCGGTATTTGCCGTTTTGACCACTCCATCCCACAGTCCTGCAAAGAACTGACCGACCGGCTTGCCCCAGCTCACCAGCCACCCGGCAAAATCTTGCAGCGGTTTGCGGAACAGGATTGCCATCGCCACCACTGCGGCCACAGCCAGCACAGTCCAACCAACGGGGCCGGAGAAGAAGGCGATTAGACCAGGCAGCAGGGTTCCGGTCAGGAAGGTCAGGAAGCCGGTAAATGCGGCACTGATCGCTGCGATTGCAGGGCCAGCCAGAGCAGCCCAGCCGGCGATGGTGGCGCCGATCTTTAGGCCGGCCAAGACGGGGCCGATGGAAGCAAGAGCAGTAATGGCCGGAGCCAAGGCAACAAAGCTGATTGCCAGCAAACCAGCGGCAACAATGATTCCTTGCATCGGGCCAGGTAGCGCGTTGAAACCATCAAGCAGCCTTACCAGCGACTCAGTTATTGCGGTGATTGACGGAAGCAGCACCACAGCCAGCTTGCCGCCCAACATACCCACCTTGCCTTGCAAGGTCACCATGGCAACTTCGCCCGCCTTGGCATCCTTGGCGTATTGAGTTGTCATTGCGCCAAACTTGCCGATGGCTTCGCCGCCCATATTCAGCATTGGAATCATATCGGCGCCAGCTCTACCGAACAGTTGCAGCGCTATTGCGGTTTTTTCAGCTCCGTTAGGCATTGTCTTGAACTTGTTGGATATTTCCAGCATGATCTGATCTGTATCTTTCAGCTTCCCGTTTGCATCTACTGCGCTGATTCCCATCGACTTCAACGCTTCACCGGCTTGCCCTTGACCGTTCTTCGCTTCCACCAGTCCCTTACTTAATTTAATCATTGCCTTGGTAACGCCTTCAACATCAGTGCCGCTGACTTTGGCAGCCTTCGAGAATCTGCTCAACGCTTCGACACTGACCCCTGTCTTCTGGCTCAGATCAAACATCTTCGCCGCGTTATCCATTGAGTTTTTCGCCAGGGTGATTAGCCCTGCGCCAGTCGCCAGCGGCACCAATGCGCCGAGTGCGCCACCTAGCCCACCAGCCGCACCAGCTAGGCCCTTCAGCCCGCCTGACACCCTGGCAGCGGTGCCGCTAAGACCGCCGATGGCACGGCCCAGGGCGTTGACCTTACCCTCGCCCTCAACGTCGGCTTTGATCTTCAGCAGCGCCTGCATCTGTGCCATTACTTTGCCTCCTTGTTGATCAGGTCGCGTGCGTGCAGCTCCATGATCTGCAGGTCTTCCATCACGCGGGCCAGATCCTCGGTGATCTGATACAGGCTAGCCATCTGCAACACCACGCCATAATCCAGCCCGATCACACCACTGGCACCGCAGCGCCATTGCGTCATGCAGCGCAGGAACAGACTCAGCACCTCCATGTGCTCAGGCCAGATGTGGTAGACCTTTGGCGCCAAGATTGCCTCCGGCAAGGTCATGCCAAAGGCTGCCGCATCAGCAAGCAGCTCTTTGTTGGCGCTGCTGCCATGGAGCAAGTGCTCCACAGCGCCTGTTAGTTTTTTGCTTTGGCCTTCGCGTGCGCGTCGAAGAACGTCTCAACCAGCACATCAGCGACCGTGGCCACCTCTAGCAGCTGGGCCTTGTAGGACTCAGAGAACTCCACCGGCGTGCCGTCAGGGTTGGTGATGCCTTCCCATCCCTGCAGGATCTCGGCGGCGATCTCGCGGGTGGGGATGCTCTCCAGCGGCTGATCGCGTACTGCTGCGGCCTTCATCGCCTGGTACTGCAGCTGCACCTCTTCCATCCGGCTCTGGGGCAGCCGGCGGTAGATCGCCTCAAACTGGTGAGTCCGGTACTTGCCGCCGTCTCGCAGCTCCCGAATGATGATCGGGTGCGTAAACGTTGGCGACTGCTCAAGAACAAAGGCCATGGATCAAGTCAGCGCAATGGTAAATTCATCATTGCCTGCAGCGGTTGGCTGAGGCATGAAGGGCAGCTTCAGCATGATGATGCCGTCGTCTTCATCGTATTCTGGGGAGCCCAGGGTGCAGGTCGGCGCCGTAAACGTGATGATGTTCCCGGCGGTGGTGCCGTGAACCCAGCTGAACTGGCCTGCGGTCTGGGCGCTGGCAGCGCTGAAGTAGTTCTTGGCGGTGATGGTTGGCGCCTCGATTGTGACTTCGCCCTCGGGTTTGCGGTCGGTGATCATCACCTGCTGGGTGCAGCCGGCCAGCTGACGGAATGGTGTCTCGTTGGCTAGGTCGAGGCTGAAGGCGCTCAGGCAGGCTGCGTAGCCATGCACTTGCAGGGTGGCGGTGTTGGCGCTGTTGACCACCACCGGATCAGCCTGGTTGGTGAACGTGGGCGAAGGCTGCGTCTCGTCGGTTGGCGCGTTGAAGATGCCCGTGAAAGAGAAGCTGATCTTGGGGATCTCGCCAGTTTCCAATGCCATGCTCCAGGTGCCGCGGCAGCCGGTGACTTTGTGGCGCACACCATCAGCGAAGAAGTAGAGCGTGACGCCCTTGAAGCTGGCGCTGACTGGGGAGTAGGTGACGCTGGTGGTGGCCACGATAGTTTCAGCAAACCCGCAGGCCTGCATCAGGGCCGACCACTTGGGCGCCGTCCCTGCTGTACCAGAGCCGGCGATCTCCACATCAAAGGAGACGCTGACCAATCGCTGGCCCACGACCATCTCAGTGTTACCGAGATAGCCAAGGATCAGCTCGCGGTCCTTCAGCTCCAGCTGCAGCGGCTGCACCTCAAGGGCTGACACCAGCACCGCATCAGTCGCTGCGGGTGTGGGGTCAGTGCCGTAGGTGGTTTCAATCTTCGCCAGCAGTAGGCGCTTGCGAGTCAGTGCCATTGGTGCTCTCGGGGATAGGCAGGTCTGCTGGCGTTTCGTCGATCAGTACCCATTGGTTCTTCTTGGCATCCAATAGGTATGAGCCACCTTCTGATGGGAGAGGGGGTAGTTCCTTCGCCACGATCGCCAGGTGTTAACGCCATCAACAGGCTATGGAGCACCTCTAGGTGGTCAGATCAGTGACGCTGGAGCGATACCGGACGTTGTAGGTGCAGACGGTCCAGAGCGCGGGCTGATCGGCTTTCTCCATCTGCGGGTCCACCGTGCCGGGGAATATGTCCATGCATAATCCGCCAAGGGTACGATCGGCCATGAGCTTGCCGTGCAGGCTGATGATGATCGGATCGGCCAGCTGGTCGGGGATGGCGCCACGGGTATAGACCGCGATCAGCACCGGCAGCCGCCAGTCAATCTTGCAGTTACTCACCAGCTCCTCAGATGCTGAATCAGTGCCTGGCTCGATCACTAAAGCTGGCGCTTCATTGCGGGCGAATGCTTCCACCCTGCTACGATAGATGCGAGTGCCTACGTCGGCGGTGCCTTCAAGAGTCGTGGCAATGGCTGCCAGGATTTGCTCGCGTTTGCTGGTCATGGCTGCAGCTGGTAAACGTCTGATAGGTGGTATTGATTCATCAGGCCCGTCAGTTCAGCAGCGTGGGCCATATCCAGCGGGATCTGAGGCAGCAGCAGCCAGATGGCGCCCTGCATTGCTGGCCGGTTCTCGCGCGATGCCATACAGTCCTGTATCGCGCTCACAAATACCGCCATTGCAAAGGCCGAGTCAGCCGTTTTTGGCTGATTGATTACTGCCGCGTAGATATTGCTACCCAGCAATGCGCTATAAAATCCAACATAGTCAGGCTCTATTATCGCCGGCGAATACTCCGCTGCTGCTGCTGCTACCTCAGCCGATGCAGACCCTGCCGGCAACACCAGCGGCGCGCGACTTGGGTCCAGGTCGTCAGTAATGATGATGCCAGCAGTGGAGTACGCAATTGCCATCAGAGAAGTGCAGCAACCTGCAGATAAACAATCCCGCCGCGAGCGCTGCCGGTTTGAACCGTTGTTGCGCTAGCCGTCAACGTCGGCCACGTACCAAACGTCTGCGACACAGATCGCCAGCCGCCTGACCCTGTGCCACCCGATGACACTTGCGCCAATGTTGGAGCACCTAATACTGATGCTGCAAAGTTAATGGCGGTGCCAGTCAAGTGCTGCAATACCGGCGCGCCATCGCTATTCGTCGCCATCCAATATGTAACACCCCCTGTTAAATTAAAGTCGGTAACGTTATCAGATACAACAGCAGCCGTAGCTGAACTGAGGCTTGCAGTAGAACCAAGCGGAGCACCATTTGGCTCACCGTTCACCGTTGCGTAAATTGCCAGCTGAATTGAGCTGCCTGCAGCGACTGTGTTTACCCGAGCGCCAAGTTCCCCAACCGTGATTGATCGCGCAAGTACAAACGGATACAAATAAATAACGCTTGCCACCATCGCAGTGGCGTTCCCCACAGAGCCTTGTACCGGTGCCAGCCAGTAGCCGGCCGCATATTGCTGGTTGCTGGTTCCGCCGCCGCCTGGAGGGGCGGCCCATGTGCCATCAGCTCGCAGAAAGTTGGTAGTTCCGCCACCGCTTAGAGGGGCCAGTCCTGCCGTGGTGCTGGTCACTAGGGGTAGGGTTACATCTGCGCCCGTGCTGCTGCTCAGCAGCCTTGTGGTGGCGTCAAAGGTTAGGTCTGTTGCAAACCTGCTGTCATCGCCAGCGGCGACCGTGCCGGCGGTTGTGCCGACGCTTAGCACTGCAGCGCCGCCTAGGCCGAGTGTGGTTCGTTGTGCGGCGGCGTCTGCATCGTCAAGTAGAGCCTTGCCTGCTGCCGTGATGTCGCCGCCGAGCTTGGCGGTGATTACTGCTCCGTTGTCAATCGTCCATGTTGCGCCGCTGGCCGATACTGTGATGTCGCCTTTATCGCCGTCGCTGATCCCACCGCCGCCACCGCCCGGCAGGTTGGTCAGCTGTGAACCGTCAACAGCGGGAAGGCGGCCGCTGCCGTCCAGCCTGACCAGATTGCCTGCTGCTGTGCCGTGGTCCAGGGTGGCAGCAGTGCCTAGAGATGGAGTCCCTGACAGCGAGCTGTAGGCGATCTGCGCCCCATCGCCGCCGTTGTGGTCGTGGCTGTTACCGTTGGTGACGCCCTGCGCTGCTGGGGCGTAATCCGTTGAGGCCGTGGCGGCAGCAGTGCCGAGCGTTGGCTTGCCGCTCAGGTCGCCGTAAGCGCCGGTGGTGGCCACCGTGGCCAGACCAGTGATCGTGCCGGCCGCCTGCGTGCCGGTGTGGTTTGCCCTCGCCAGCAGGGTGGCATCAGTGCTATTGGCGGTGGCGCCTGTAGCTACGCCATCAAGTTTGGTTTTATCTGCTGCGCTCTCTAGTCCCGCGTCCGTGGTCGTTGCGACTGGCAGCACTACATCTGCGCCCGTGCTGCTGGCCAGGGTCCGCGTTGCAGCGGTAAAAGTTAAGTCGGTGCCGGGTGCCGTTGCGCTGATCGCTCCTGTCGTAGTGCGTCGCTGGTTGCCGCTCTGCACCACATAGACCAGCTCCGCGCCAGTTAGGGAGGCGGCGGCGGTCAGTTGTGAGAGCTTTTGATCAGCCATTACGCCTCTAAGAGCAAGAAGCTGGAATCCTCCAGCAGAAAATAAAATCCATCCTCAAGCAACAGCTTACTGAGTACGGCCGTCACCTTCGTCAAAATAATTGCGCAGAACGCGCCATCATCCACCGGTCGGTTGTCGCGCACCTCGTAGGAGTTGCCGTCAATGGTCATTGCTGCGCCGTAAATCAGGTCGCCAAATTTCGACGCCTCGCATGTCAGGCTGTAGTCAGTGCTGATCACCATGCCATCTAGAACTAGATCGCCCGGCATATCCAGCACGCCAAAACCAGAAACGGCGCCAGCAGTTACGCTAACGCCGAGGTCTGATAAGAACAGAGTGAGATCCTCTGTTAATGCCATCAGCTGTACTTCTTCAGGCCAAAGCCAAAGCAAGTCACGCTGCTAGATGCGGTGCCCGTCTCAGCGGTGCAGCTCAAACGGATATAACGCTTATGGTCATTGCTGTTCAGGGTGATCACCTGCTTTGATGCAGCGTTGGCAATCGCGGTGAAACTGCCGCCGGTGGCAGCGGCATAGGTCGAGTTGTCATCCGACTCTTCAATGCGGAAGGTCAGGTCAGCGCTAGCACCAGCAGCAGTGCCGGCCAGGATGATCTGAACATCACCCTCAAATCCTTGCAGGTCCACGCCGGTCTGGTTGCCGGTCGCGGTGATTGTGGTCGTAGGTAACAGGGTAAAGTGCTGGAGCTTGTCCAGCGAAAGCTCATGAACAGCCATTGATTTGACGGGGGGTTGATTTACGGGAGCGAGGCTTTGCGGCCTCTAAGGCGGTGATCACCACGGGATCAGGATCTGGCGCCTGCTCAGCCCTGCCCATGGCCAGCAGTAGCCGGGCATCTGCAGGGGTTGCCTCAACCACGTCGCCAACCCAGACAGGTTGGCCATTGATTGAGGTTTGGCGCAAGATCCTAATCCTCATGGCTATCACAGGGTGTTGTTGCCGCGGCAGAAGGCCTGGGGATGACGCACCGCGTAGTCAATGGCCTGGTGGGCCACAACGCGAATGTTGCCTTCCTTGTCTTCGCTGTAAGGGTTGACCTGCAGATCGACGGCGCCGAATAGACCCAGGACAAGCTGGCTCCAAACACCGAAGAACACATCACCGGACTCGACCTGATTGGAGCGCACCACGCCGTAGCTGTTCACGGTGCCGCCAGGCTCCAGAACAAACTGAGCGGTGCTGCTGGCCTTCTCGGTGGTCTTGAAGCCGCCGTAGATGGTGGCGTTGGTGACGTAACCCATGGTGCCGATGTCAGCATCATCTGCCGCCACCTGGGTTTCCATGTCCACCAGCTCCGCGTAGGTGGGCTGGTTGGCGGCAAAATCCTTGGTGTTGATTCCAGTGGTCAGCTTTAGACCTTCAGGCTGCGAGGCTGAACCCAAGCCGTAAAGAGCAACACGCGCCTGCTCTAGCGCCATCACGGTCACCAGGTCATTGCGAACAAACGTCTCAACGTCGATGGAGCTTTGCAGCATCAGCGAACGGGAGAAGCGGGTCCAGGCGCTCATTTCCTTGAGCGTCATCGTGACCTGACCCACGCTGGGCTCGGACTCGGAAGCAGCCACGCCTTCACCCTTCCAGTAAACCTGGCTGGCGCCGGTCTGCTTGGGGATACCCACGGGGCCGGTTAGTCCAGACAGGATTGTTACACCCAGTCCGGTCAGGAAATTGCGCTTGCGCAGTAGCTCGATAAACGAACCGGGGCGGGCATCGGTGAAAATTAAATCTCCAGCGGCGGAAGCCTGGCCAGCGGTCAGAGACCGGCTGAGCACGTCGTTGGGGATTAGCAGGCCCTTGGGGCTCATGCCCATCCGCTGAGCGGCAGCATTGCTGGCCTCGCGCTCAAAAGCGGCCTCTTCTTGGAATGCCCGCTCGTTGGGGAACAGCTGGGCGCGCATTGCCTTCAGGAAGCTGAAGGAGCGTGCTTCCTTGTCGGTCAGACCAATGTCAGCAGATGCGCCGGCGATGGGTTGAGCAGAGGTGGCCTTGGGGGCAGCAGGCTGGCTGGCGCGCTTGCCGATGGCGGCGAGCACTTCCTTCATGGCTTCAGATTCAGTAGCGCCGCGCTCGATTAGGCCTTGGGCCAGATCGTCAGCGGAGTGAGTGCGGCAAAGGGCGGTGATGCTAGAAACGCGGGCGCGCTCATCGGCCGCAGCCTGAGCCCGCACCTCTTCAAGGTTGATGGTGTTTTCCACAGGTTGAATTGGGGGTTGGGTTTGGTCTGCGGCCGCGGCCGCGATTGTGGTATCGAGCTGGCGCCCGATTCCAACGGAGGCATCAGCAGGGACCGACACCACTGAAACCTCATGGGGTTGCCATGAAGTTGCGACAATGGAGCCGTCGCGTGTCTGATCGGCGTCGTTGATGCTGTAGCCGACGGAGACATTGCGCAAAATGCCATCGCGGATATCGGCCAGCTTTTCCTCAGCAAACGCTGAGCGGCTGAACCGAACCGCGACCATTCCGCGCTTTTTCTCGCCGTCAATCCAGCCGCGCTCTACAACGCCAAGCACCTGATCTGGGTTGTGATTCCAGAGCAAGGGCGCGCCGTCGTTGAGGCGGGTGAGATCAACAGATTCGGAGTCGTGGCTTAGCACCTCGTCTCCAAACCACCGAGCTACTGGGGCCTCGCTGCTGAAGCTGAACTCCAGCGATCGTGATTCCTCTCCAATCGCGCTGGCATCAAATGACGCAACGCGACGGAGCGGCTCACGATTGAGGTCTCGAAGTTGCATCGGCGAGGCTGTATCTAAGTTCAGGCTATGGACGTTGCTCATTAGGCCAAATCCTCCGCGTCGTCGTCGGGCTTGTTGGGATCTTCCGGCTCGTCCTCTGTTTCTGGCTCAGCGTCTGTAGCTCCGCCTTGCATGTCATCGGCGGGGTTCGTGTCAAACTGAATACCGAGTTCTTGAGCACGCTGCACCTCAGATGCGCGAGCGGTGAGCAGGTCTTCCAGATCGCCGCCCTGCTCAGCCACGATCTGCGCTTGGGTCTTGAAGCCAGAGCGGACAAGCTCTTTATTGGCGGCCGATTCTTTCTGTGGGTCAACGAACTCCCAGCCGCGCGGGAACCACTTAACTGCCTCGTATCGCTCCGGTGCCAAGTCGTAGCCGGCAAGCGTCAGGGTGCCGGCGTCAACGGCTGCGGCCATAGCGCGCTCAAACACAACCTGGCACACGTCTTCAATAATCCAATCCTGCAGGCTGCGCCATAGCTCAAGCACCTCTAGCCGCTCTAATCGGCTGCTGCTGTAGTTGGCCTGGCTGTAGTCCGCGCTCACTGTGGGATAGGGAACGCCGGAGCCAGCCGCTAACGCCCGCAGCATTGGCCGCAGGAAGGCTTCGTATTGGGTGTCGGCGTTGCCTAGCTGGGGGACGGTGACGCTCTCGCCGGCTGCTAGGTGTTTGAACACGCCAGGCTCAAAGTTGCTTACCCGCTCGCCGTCTTGCACGTCATCACCAACCAGTTCACCCTCGGGGCTGGTGATAAAACCCATCAGGCTGGATCGCGCGCGCTTGCCCACGACTTCGGCCTCCTCGAAACCCGCAACGTGGTGCATCCGCTTGATGCTGCTGGCAAACCACGGGGCGCCCCTGGTCTGGCCTGGCCGCTCAGGGATGAATAGGTGAATGATCTGGTTGGCCGGTACGTCGGTGCTGGTGTAGCCAACCGATCCCGACACGTCGCCAGGGTGGCGGGTGCGGAAGCGGTACTGGACCGGCCTGCCCCAGCGGTTGACCTTGACGCCCATGCGCCATTCGTTGCCCTCGGCGTCAGGGCCAGCCGTGTACATCTCGTCGCAAAGGTCAGCTTCGAGAATCTCCAGGCCCATCGGTGTGTCGCTGTCTCCGAACTCTTCAGGTACTAGGCGAATGAACACCTCACCCGACTCGGGAACAGCGGCCATGGCTTGCCGCAAGATGCGCGCAAAGCTCAATTTCCCTGCGGCGTGGATATGTTCCTTGCGGCAGTAGCGCCGCCACCATGACTCGATGCGGTCGTTAGTTGGCTTGTCAAGGCGGCCAGCCCCGCGCACCATCGGCACCCGTGATTGCATCCGAATTCCGCGGCCGATCACGTTGGTGACGATCGCCCGGCGGGCTGCTTTTACGTAGTCGTTATCTCTGAGCAGCTGCCGCGACCTGTTCCGCAGCTTCACCAAGCTGCCATCAATCTCAGCGTCTGCGCTGGTGCTGCTGGTTACCCAGTCAGCCGTCAGCCGTGACACCATCGCGCCCTCGTAGGCGCGGCGGCGTGGTGCAGCTGGGGCGGGGGGCTGTGGTTTCTTGCGCTTGCTCATCTTCCAAACCTCACGAATAGCGAGCGCGGATCACCCAAGCCGGCGGCCACCTTCTCGGCGGCACGCTCGCGGGCGACGATTGCCTTTAACTGCGCTTCACGCTGCATCAGCTGGCCCAGATCGTTGGATGTAAAACTGCGGGTTCCGATCGTGTAAGACTTGGCGCCCTTGCTGACGATTGCGCGGATTGCAGCCTGCACCGCTGCTAGGTCTTGTTCAGCTTGGCTCTGGCCGTTGAACGCGGCAGGAGTGCCGGTGTAGTTCAGACCCGGCAGCACCTGCGTAGTGCCAGATCCCACGGTGATCACCGTGGCGCCGCTGGTGATTCGGCTCTGCCAGCTCCAGACGCCAGCATCAAATGCAGCGGACGTGTTGGCGGTGATTGCCATATCCCAGCCGCCATCGGCGCGAGCTGTGCCGGTCACAGTGGCGCCTTCGCTGGCAGCGTTAAAGCGCAGGAAGGTCGTAAATGTCCAAGCCGCTGACGTGGCAGCATTGCCGTCCAGGTCGAGCGCAGCCGGCTCCACCCATGCCACTGTGTCGCCAGCGCGGATTGTCGCAGGGACTGTCATAGCTTCAGGCTATGGATCACCAGCCAGACACGAATCCGCCGGGGCGTGATGCAGGGGCAGTGCGGCGCCTGGTGGTCTCTGGCGCGGCTTTCGTTAGGCCGGCTTCCAGTTGGTCCCACATGGTTGCGCGGTTGTAGCGGCGCTTCAGGAGCTCCAGCATCGCCAAGCAGTACACCTTCAGGTCAAGCGGTTCATTGCGAGCGCCGCTTGGCTTGACCCACTCCAGCACTTGAAACCCTTTGACGTAGCGCGGCTGCAGTCGCTCGCAGGTCAGGCCCTGCAGGTAGTCATCGGTGGTGGCGTTGTCAAAGTGAATAAACCCTGGCCCGTGATCTTCAATCTTCAGCCGGCTGTAGATCGTTCGCTTGATTGCATGGGTGCCGATCATGTAGAGCGTCACGCCGTTTTTGATAATCTTCCCCTTGTAGTTCACGTCCTGCTTTGTGCCCTTGCCCAGCACTGCGGTGTTGCGCTGGCTTGAACCCTTGATTGCAG